GTAATATAGTGGTAAATGGTTTAAAATGTTTATACTTCAAACAAAAGGTAAAAACCATGATAAACGTAAACAACATTTTAAAATGGGTTGCAATACTATCACCCATTGTTTTTCTAATTTTAATTTAAGGGGTTACTATTCATTAGCAACCCCTTTCATTAAGTTAACCTAATCAAAGTCCATTTTATATTCTAATCTTGCCTGTGCGCCGCAACCCCCGTTCCAAAATTTCCAAAAAAACACAAGCGGATATTTCTTTACACCACAAAAGTAACCCTTGCAATCTGCTACCACCTTGCCGTATAATTCAAACCAAAGGGAGCTCTAACCCCTTAAAAATTGCGGTTCCTTACCTTATCCGCTCCTTTGTTTAAAGTAGAGCTCCCATACCTCAAGGCAGTGCGTCATCCCACTGCCTTTTTTATTCCATTTGACTTATTTCCGTTTCCAAAATATACTAAGGCATTTACCCTATTGTGGAAAATGGCTAAAAACATCCCTCACAAAACTAAAGAAGCAATCCAAGGGCAACTCTGTTTTAAGAATCCCTACCCTAAACCTCTTGATTCTGTTCGGGAAACACACACAGTTCTAAAAGGGGACGAAACCTTCGAAGAAAAAGTCGCTGCCCTCATGTCACTGGCAGCAGAATACCGAGACGACGAAGCGGTTCTTAGGAGGGACAGGTTTGTTCAGGAATTCCTTTATGACTTCAACCTTGCTAATGCGTATAGACGTTCTTCGCGAAAAGGAAAGGATTTAGCACAGTCCACAGTATTTAATTACTCCCGTAGAATGCACCAAGAGCCTTATGTTCAGCTTTTGATTCGGTTAAAACTGGAAGAAATGGATACGGAGGCTATTTGTAGCCGGAACAGAATTATTGTGGGACTCTTAGAAGAAGCTACTTACCGTGGAGAGGACTCTTCTCACTCGGCGCGAGTTGCTGCGTGGGCTAAACTTGGTAAATACATGGGTCTGGATATTGACCGTTCTGTCAGTCTTAATGCGCACATGGATGCACCGCCGGAGTTATCTAAAGAGGTTCAGGAGAACTTTATTGAGAAATTTAAGGAAAAATTCCACCTTGAGTCTAAAACATAATGGAAAAGATAGAAGACTGGTCACCAGAAGAGAAAATAATGCTCAAAGCGGCATGCGAGAGCTCTCATAAGACTTTTTCCCAGTACTTTTTCCAAGTAAGGGAGAACTCACCTTTCATTTTTAATCCGCACCATGAAATAATGTGCGATATTATTGATAGGGTCTTTAATCTGGAAATTTTGAATCTAATTGTAAACGTTCCGCCGGGATATACCAAAACAGAGCTTTTTGTGCTTATGTTAGTGGCAAGAGGCCTGGCCATAAACCCTCGGGCGAAATTTATCCACACGTCATACTCCGATAACTTGGCGTTACTTAACTCTTCTGCTACAAAGGAAATCGTAGAGTCTGCTGAGTACCAAGAACTTTGGCCTATGCCTTTGAGGGCGGACAGTAAGTCGAAAAAAATGTGGTTTAACACGGTCGGTGGCGGTCTTTACGCGACAGCAGCAGGTGGTCAGATTACTGGATTTCGTGCAGGACGCTCAGATGGTGAGGAAAAAGAGAAGTTTTCCGGTGCTTTTATCATGGATGACCCCATTAAACCAGACGATGTTTTCCACGAAAATTCTCGAAAATTGATTAACAGAAGGTTCTCAAACACGTACAATTCGCGTCTTTTGCACGATAAAGTACCTTTTATTCTCATTATGCAGAGGTTACATGACGATGACCCATCTGCTCACTTGCTTAAAGGCGGGGACGGGAAAATCTGGCATCATCTTGACTTACCTGTACTGATACCAGAGGTAGAAAGGGACTATCCAAGTGAGTGGAAAAACGGGAGACCAATAACTTATTCTCTTCCTCCAGGCCCACTTTGGAAATGGAAGCATGACAGAAAAGAAATAGAGGAACTAAAGGCGGACGAGTACACGTTTAACTCACAGTACATGCAAAGACCTTCTCCTGCAGAAGGCGGTATCTTTAAAAAACACTGGTGGCGTTACTACACGGAGGTTCCAAAACTTCGTCTTATCGTAATTTACGCAGATACGGCAACTAAAAAGAAAACAAGTAACGACCCAACAGTCTTTGGACTATTCGGGCTTGGTTATGACAAGAAAATCTATGTTCTTAATATCTTTAGGGAACGGATGGAGACTCCTGAAATGATAGAAGCAGCAAGGGTGTACTGGAACAAGTACCGTAAGCCATTGAATAAGAACATTGTTGGTGCTACGACATTTAAGGTCGAGGACAAGAGTTCAGGGACTTACTTAATACAGCAGTTTAAACGTGAAGGAATACCCGTTCAAGAGATTCCCCGTAATGTGGACAAAGTACAACGGGCGGTTTTGGTTGCTCCGGAGATTGCTAAAGGAAACGTTCTCCTTCCCGACAGCAGTCTCCAGAGTACACCCTATGGGGACACAGACTGGGTACTTGACTACAAGAAGGAGTTTGCACACATGACAGTAGACGACACGCATGACAACGACGACCAAATTGACGTTAGCATGGACGCCATTGAAGAAATGCTAATTAAAAAATGCTTTACTATTTATGATAACTTATGAAAAAATCTAAGGAACTTCAAAAAGAAATCGAACAACTCCAGATGTTCAATGAACGGGACGGGATTAAAGGTACTATGGATGTGCTTAAGACAGACCATAAACGAAGTCTTATAGGTGCCATAAACGAACTATATGACAGGCCGTCCGGAGGGGGTGGTGTTCTCATTGACGACCAAGTTATCGTACCAGATAAGACATGGTCAAGTCAGAAAATAAACGGGGAAATTCAGTCGGTAACGTTTAGCTGGAGCACACCTGTGGACTCGGACATATTACCGGCAGGAAACTACAATCTTGGTTCTTCTAACGAGAAGTTTAACAGCATTTGGGTCGGTGCTGTTCACTTCAACGACTTATTTAGTCAAGGTGGGGACATAGATTTAGGTAATGGGGAAATAGCCGCATCTGGTTCTGTATTTCTTCTTGATAATGCAACGATTGACTTTACTGATGCCTCTTTTTATGGTGACTTTATTCCAATGGTGAATAACTCTCAGGATTTAGGCTCACCTACAAAGTATTTTGATGTTCTTTATGTACAGGACGTCGATGTTACAGGTACGGTTAACGGCAGGGACATTATCGCTGACGGAAACAAACTTGACACGGTAGCCACAGGGGCAACTGCCTTGAGTTTAGGGGAAACCTCGGGTACGGCCTATCGTGGTGACAGGGGTAAGATTGCCTATAACCACTCTCAAATTGGTTCTGGCAATCCACATAATGTATCTAAATCAGATGTTGGATTAGGGAATGTAGATAACACGTCTGATTCCAATAAACCAGTATCTAATGCAACACAAACAGCATTGAACGGTAAGGCAAACACATCCCACAATCATACAATATCTAACATAACTGACTTACAGAATAAATTAAATGAAAAAGATGGTGAAAAAAAATACCTACACTATGTCGCATCAACATCACAAGACCTATTAAAATATAATTCAATTTTAAATACGGGATGGATAATAATTAAATTTGATACAAACAAGAGGAGGGATGACATTTTTTCTATTGATTCACTTGGTCAAATTACAGTATCAGCGGATTGTTGGCTTAAAATAACAACAAACTGTAATGCGTACAATAGCCAGACCACAACCAATGATAGATACACTGCTAAATGGATTATTCAGCATATGACAGCATCGATTTGGTCAGATGTTGACGATTCCAACAATTATTCCTATCACCGAAATTCCGAGGACGGTCAAGGAACAGGTAAACCATCAACTATGATAGAGGTTTCTAATGGTGACAAAATCAGGGTAAGGGCTACTTGTTCGTCAAATAATGACCCTTTGGGCGATGTAACAACAATCTCGGGGCAGTGTTCTATCACAATTGAAGCATTTGATATATCTAATGGCGGTTCTGTTTCAATGTAATAGCAACATAAGAAACACAATACCTTGATTCTATTTCAACAAAGTAATAATTAAACGAACGAAGTAGTTTATTGATATTTTTTAATAGGGATGATAAACTTCCCTTAATTTTTTCAGGAAAAGACATTGGCAACAGACGAAACTACCTTTATTGTACTGATTTCTCACTACACGGTCGCCAGTGTCCTTGGTGGTGCGGCGGGATTCATAATTGCAATTTCGATAATGCACCCGAAGTCTTGGTACAACACACTGGGGAGATTCTTTACGTCCGTATTCCTTGCATATTCCACTGCTGTCCCGATTCTTGATTGGTTAAATCTACCTCTAAGCTTTCAATTAGTCCTTTTGACAGGGACGGGGATTGGTGTTTTTGGGTGGTTTCTCGTCTCCGTTGTTTTAAGAACTGTTGCTAACTCGAAAAGTTATCAGGAACTTCGTGATAACTTTAGGAATAAAAAATGAGCGGAAAAACGATTTACTCTACTGAAATGACGGTAACTGTACCTACTTACGATTTGCTCCAGAACTCAGCAACTGGTTTAGGTACAAGTGCGGATAAGGACTATTACAACAAGTTTGTCCACTCCCCCGTTATTGACGTAGACGAAATTGATGCTCTTTACAGCAACGATTGGTTGGCCGCAAAGATTGTGGACGCATTACCACATGATATGGTACGTTCATGGAGAACTATAGAAGGTCTAACAGCAGAGGAACTAACTTCCTTTGAGAACGAAATTAAAAACTTCGATATTAAAGTCAAAATAGAACAGGGTCTTAAGGATGCAAGAAAGTACGGTGGTGCCGCTCTTTTTCTTAATGTTAAAGGACAAGGTTCAGTCAGGACAGAATTAGATATTTACTCTGTAAATAAAGGTGACCTCCTGTCTATCATCTCGTTTGACGCAACAGAGTTAAAAGTCCACAAAATAGAGGATGATATTTTTAATCCAAATTATGGAAACCCTAAATTTTACGCACTAAAGAAAGATAGTGCTAACGAAGTAGTCATACACCATAGTAGAATAATTCGTTTTCATGGAATTAAAGTTCCAAGGAGACGTGCAAAGCTCTATAACTATTGGGGAGCGTCACTTTACCAAAGAACACGAGAAGCTCTTGCAAGGGCAGCAACGGCATACGGGGCAGGCTCAAACCTCCTTCACGAAGCAAGTCTGGATATAATTTCGATTGAGGGTTTTACAAACCTTCTTGGTGACCCAATAGGTGAGTCGCAGATTCTTAAAAGAATGACTTTGGCTAACTTAACGAAGTCAAACCAAAACATGCTTATTAAGGACAAGGAAGAAGACTTTACTAAAATAACTCAGAATTTTGCCGGTATCCCCGACGTTATACGTGAGTACGTCATCTCCCTTAGTGGTGCATCAGACATCCCTGTAACACGGTTACTCGGCCTTTCACCTTCTGGATTAAACGCCACAGGTGAGCATGACTTGATTAACTATTACGACACTATCAATTCTCGTCAAAATCTTGAACTTTCACCTATTTTGGACAAAATTGATGTTCTTTTAATGCGGAACATTTTTGGTGATGTTAAAGAAAGTTACTCTTACAGTTATAACTCGTTATGGCAACCTACGCGAGGACAAATCGTAGACATGCTGAAAAAATCAGTTGAGGCGTACAACGAAGCAATGGAGTACTTGCCTCCTGTCGTTGTTTTACGTGCAGTTAAAAGAACACCGCATTTTGATATAACCGACGAAGAGATTGCCGAATGGGTAAAAGTCCTTGAAAAACGCATCGCTGACGGGGAGAGAAAAGACAAAAAACCGGAGAACACAAATGAGTAAACAATACACAGTAGACTATTCTTTAACGACGAGCACAAGGAAGAAGACTCCACAAGGGTTTATCATATCAGATGTTGTCCTTGCAAAAGCCGGGATTCTGCGGTATAAAGGTTCTGAGATTGGAAGAACTGACGAACCAGACCGTATTTTCAATGTTTACCGACCACCGGAAGAACTTTTTAAGAAGGAAACAATGGATTCTTTTAAGTTTCTTCCATTGACAATAGACCATGTTGCTATGGTGGACGAGGATAACTTAGAAGAAATAGAACAAGGTTCTACAACTGAGAATGTTTACCAAGAAAAAGACCTCTTGAAGTCAAGAGTTATTTTCAGAACAAAAAAAGCAAAGAAAGCCATTGATAGTGAGTTATCAATCGGTTTTTATACAGAGTATGATTTCACTCCTGGAAAAACACCAGAAGGGGAAGATTATGACGCAGTCCAAACTGCGATTACAGGAAACCACGTTGCCCTTGTAACGAAAGGTCGTTGCGGCGGTCAATGTAGAGTTTTAGATAGTGAACCAAACGGAGATAATCCAATGAAAAAGCAACTTATTAGAATTGGGAGCACTGACTGCGAACTCGACGAAAATGTCGCACATAAAGTAGAATTCGCAGTTAAGGCGTTAGACCAAGAAAAGAAAGATTTACAAGACCAGCTCGATAAAGTTCAGGCACAGCTTGACTCTGCCAATGAAGAACTTAAAGACAAAAAGAAAGAGCTTGAGTCTTTAGAAAAGAAAACAAGTGCCGAAGCGATGGACAGTGCTATTAACAGCAAGTTAAACGTAATTAAAAGTGCGTTAAAAGTCCAGAAAGACTTCGATTATTCAGGCAAAACAGAAAACGAAATTCGACGTGAAATTGTTTCTACTGCCGTTAAAGATTCTGATTTCAGTGAAAAATCTGATGCTTATATTGAAGCAAGGTTTGACAGCATCGTGGAAAACATAGATAATCAGAGAAATGAAGACGAGGATTTAGGTAACGCGGGAAGACGTGCTGCTGGTGATTCCGGACAAGAAGAAGAAAAAGACGAACGTCAAGAAAGAATTAAAGCTCTTGACGAAGACTTTATTTTAAATAAACTTGGAGACTAATATGTCAGTTCAAACAGATTATCCAGACAGCATTGGCCAAGCATACGCGGGGCTGCCTGCTGATTTAACAAGAATGAGTGCGTACAGCTACACCCTCTTAACCGGCACCCTTCGTTACGGTTCTGCGGTTGCCCTCGCATCTAATGCCGGCGACCCAAATGTAGAATGTGTCCAGCCCGATGCTGACAACTTACGTTTTGCGGGTATTGCCTTAAGAGAACACGTCAGAGAGGGGCAGTTAGAGGCACTAACAGCACCTAACGGTAACGGTGAAACGGCCTACTTGAAGGAGAAAGACACCGTTTCAGTAGGTACTCGTGGACGTGTTTATGTTCGTGTTGCAGAAGATGTGGAGGCTGGTGAGAAAGCTTACTTCGTTCACCAAAACAACGCATCTTACACAATCGGTGATTTCGCTGTCAGTACACTTGCTGGTGATGCTACAGAAATCACTAATATGCACGCTTATTTTAGAACAAGCGCACTTGCCGGCGAATTAGCCGTAATTGAGCTTAACTAAGGAGATAACCAATGAAAATTAAAGGTTTAGACTCAGCTCATACTATCTACTTTGAGGGTGAGCTTGAGAAAGTTATTAACAAGGTTTTTGAGAAGAAATATCGAAAGTTACCTTTCCGACGTTTACTCTCAGTTAACCGCGAACTGTCTGCAGCGGACACACACGTCACTTATGGCATCTATGATGCAGTTGGTATGGCGAAAATTATCAGTGCTTACGCAACTGATTTACCACGTTCAGATGTTTCACGAAAAGAAGTTTCATTCCCTATTTTTACAGTAGGTACTTCTTTTGGCTACAATGTACAGGAAATCATGGCAAGTAAGGCTACTGGGAAACCTTTAGGGCGAAGACGTGCAGAGGCCTGCCGACGTGCAACAGAGGAACAGTTCAACAGAGTTGCTTTACATGGTGATGCGCAAACTGGTATGCTTGGTTTATTTAATAACCCAAACATTCCTGTCGCTAATGTGGTAGATCCGGGCTCTGGTACAGAATGGGTTAACAAAACACCAGCTGAGATTTTATTTGATGTAAACGATATGTTTGCAGACCAGTTAGAGTTAACTAACGAGTATGAGCAAGCACGTATTTTATTGCTCCCTTTAGAGCAATGGACGTATATTGCTACCACGCAAATGCCAGGAATTGACAAAACTATCTTAAAATTCTTGGTTGAAAACTCACCTTGGATTAGTTCTGAGAATCAAATCCAGCACTTAAAAGATATGAAAGGTGCTGGTGTAGGTGGTACTGACCGAATGATGGCATACGACCCTGACCCCGAAAAGGTTGAGTTTTACATCCCAATGGAACTCGATTTCTTAGAAGCACAGCAGGACGGACTTGAATTGGTTGTTCCTGGCTGGGCGCGAACTGGTGGTACGCACTACTACTACCCACTTTCCGCGACAATTAGAGACGGTATTTAACCATGAAAACAATCGTAAACAAAACAGAAAGAGTAATCACATTTAATGTGCTAGAAAAGGACAAGGAAAAGCAGAAAGCAAAACGGTTTCGGCTAATCCCGACAAAACCACTTGACGTAAGTAACGCTGATTACAAAGAACTTTCCTCTTTGTCTTTTTTCAAAGCGTGCAAAAAAGAAGGTCTTATTTCTGTGGAAAATGATGTTCCTGAAAAAGAAGAAAAGAAAGAAACTAAAGGTGATAATGAGGATGGTGATTCCGGCAAAAAAGGAAAAGACATTCCCCCACCACCACCTAAGAAAGAGAAGTAAAAGTGACGTGCCCTGACCTTGACAGAACTATTTTCTTGTCTAATGTACCGCAGTTTAGTAACCTAACTCCTGCTGGACTGGCTGTTTTGGACGAACAAATTGATTACGTGAACAAAAAAATTCGTTGTTCTCAATTTGGTTTCCACACAAACAGGGCACGTTCCTTTTTAGCGGCACACTATCTTAGTATCCTCTTGGAGTTTATACAAGCATCCGAAGAAAATCCCGGAGGTGGAGGGGGTACTAATATCACGAATAACCGTATTGCAGAAGAAAGGGTTGGTGAGGTTCAAATAAAATTTCACAAACCAAGAAGCGCCGGTACTTCTAACGAACATAATGACCCGTTCATGGAGGACTACCAATTAACTGACTACGGTAAGATGTACTTAGCAATTTTACGAACAATCGGGTTGCGTGTAGCAACAACAAACCGGATGTATTTAAAATGATTGAACGCCAGTTAGATTTTAAATTTGTTAACAAAATTCTAAAAGATGCAAAGTCACGTTCTATTTCTGTTGGGTTTGATAATACACCACACCCAAAAAGCAAAGAAAGCCTTGCCTCGATAGCGGCTTTTAATGAAGACGGTACTTCTACGATTCCCCCAAGACCTTTTATGAAAATGGCTTTTGTTTCGAATGCCAATTTTATGACGAACATTCGTGTGAACGGAAGGAAAATTCTTCGTGGTGAGTTAGACAGTCAACAAGCAATGAACCTTCTTAAAAAAGAGGCCGTTCAGGCAGTTAAAGAATCTATTGACAATTTTGATAACCCTGAAAACGCTGATGCTACTATTGCCAAAAAAGGCTTTAATGACCCTCTGATTGATACAGGTTTTATGCGAAACAATGTGAGGGCAAAAGATGTTCAATCATAACTTAGTCCGCGCATTAAGAAGAAGAGAAATTCCTGTACGTGTCTATTATGTGGATTCTGGTTATGACACAAGCACTGGACTCCCTTTAGTAGCCCAAAATGAAATAACCACTACTGTAACCCCTATAGAAACAACTGGTGTCTTTCAACAACCAAATAAGTTTGACGAAAGTTATGCGGACGACTTAGCTTCATTAGAAGAAGGACAACGACTTAATTTCGAGGGAATACTGTGGACAGAGTATCCTGTCGAAATAGGGGAAGAGGATGAACATACCCCAAAAGCATGTTTTATTTCTGTTTCTATAAAGAATTGGAAACTTTATAGTGTCTTTAGAGTGCGGGATAAGTTTTATGGAAAGTTTAACCGTTGTCTTTTAGGGGGTGTTGACACATGACGAGCATTTCTACGAACAATGAAGACTTCATAAACACTCTTGTCCAGTTTTGTCACAGTCAATCAGGGCTCCTTTTTATACGTGGTTATCAAAATCATCCACGGCCACAAAAATCGAATACTTACGGGACAGTAACCCCTTTGTTTTCACGCCAGATAGGAATAACTGAAAGAAGGTACGAAGTAGCGAATAGTACGCAACTTATGGAGTACCTTAAGGAGACCTATACCTCTTACGTGCGCTTAACTGTCTATTCTGCAAATAACGTTACAAACACGTTTGACATCCTCCAGAAGTTAAGGTTACAATTAAGGTCATCTTATGCTACGGAGTACTTGGGTATCGCCGGGATAGGTTTCGTGTCATGCGATACCCCGAAAGAACTATACCCTGAACTTGAGTTCGGGATTAAGAAGAGAACACAGGCCACTGCTTTATTTAACGTTACTGCGGAAACTAACAACCTTGTAGACTCTGTAGCAGGCGTAGAGGTCAGTGAATACATAAGTAGATACGGAAACAGTCCTGATTTACTAACAAAGAAATTAACTATGGGAAATTAAAATGGCTATTAAGACACTACCTTTATCCAGAATAATTGACGTTACTATAGAAAGAGCGACAATTTTTCCGACAAGAAGAGGTTTCGGTACACTTTTACTTCTTACTAACGATTCTACGGGTGTTGTTAACGCAACAGACAGAACAAAATTGTACTCTACACCAGAAGAAGTTGCAGAAGATTACGCCTCTACTTCTGAACCGTACAAAGCTGCCCTTGCTGCTTTTTCTGTTCAACCAAAACCGTTGTTCATAAAAATCGGTTACTATAACGATGCTAACCCTATTCAAGACGAACTTGACGCTGTTGAAGCATACGACAGTGATTGGTACGGTCTTGCTTTTACGAAAGAAATGCGTGACAGCACTGATGTTGACAGTGTTGCCGAATGGGTGGAAGCAAGAGTTAAGTTGTATATGACGTGCAGTAACGACCCCTTGACCGAAGATTCTAACGACCAGACTCACGTTGCTGCCCGACTTCATTTAGCAGGTTACGACAGAACTGGTGTATGCTATCATACAAATTCTGCCGAGTATATGGACGTTGCTTTTATGGCAAGAGGGCTACGTGTTAACTTCCAAGGACAGAACAGTACAATTACCATGAAGTTTAAGAAACTTCACGGTATTGAGCCTCTACAGAAATCAAGTGCTGTAATAACAGCAATTACAGGTTTCGTTCCTGGCCAAGGACTTGTTGATTCTGCAGGGCACTACGCCAACGCATACGTTAACATTGCGGGAAACAATATGCTTGTAGAAGGCAATATGGCAAGCGGTGAATGGTTTGATACCATGCACGGTGCTGACTGGCTTCAATTTGCTATTTCTTACAGAATTTACACTTTGCTTGTTAAAGAAAAGAAAGTTCCCTACACAAATGTCGGAACACAAATGATTGTGGACGAGGTTAAGTACGCACTCGAAGAAGCTGTTAACAACGGTTTCCTTGCCAGCGATTTTGACGAGGACGGAAACTTTATCCCGCCTTACACTATTGACGTTAACCGAGTTTCCACTGTTCCTCCTTCGCAAAGAGGACAAAGAATTGCACCACCGATTTCGTTTGTAGCGACAATCGCCGGAGCGATACATTACGCGACCGTTAACGGTACACTAACAGTTTAAAATAGGAGAGAATAATGTCGACTCAATTACGAACATATACCTTTGATAACGTCGCGGCAGTTATTAACGGTGCATTACTGACTGGTTTTTGGGAAGGGGACGATGCGGTTTCCGTAGAACCAGGCAGCCCTGTCACGAATAACATGGTTGGTGCGTCTGGTGATGTACTGTCATCCATAACCACAAATAAGTCCGCCATCATAACTATTCGTTTACAGCACGCAGGTGACGGGCACGCTATGTTATCTGCAATGTTAGCACAATACCAAGCTGGTGCTCCGTTTATTTTTTCTTGCGGTGTTACCGATGTAGGTACTGGGGACGGTGGTTCTGCTCCAGAATGTGTAATTCAAGACGCTCCAACAAAAGGCTTAGGTGCTAACGCAAGCATGCGTGAATGGAAGATTTTTGCCGGTTGTTGGACAGACACACCAACCAACTATATCGGTGCTTAAGTGTAAACAGAGAAGAGAGAAATTATGAATAGTAGAGAATTTAGTACAACGATTGATGGGGACAACTATAAAGTCTTTAAAGAAAATGCGAAATCTGGTATTAACTTAAAATTTCGTGTAACAAAAATAATCGGGGCGCCTTTAATGGCACTTTTTGACGGTTTTTCAGAAGATGAAGACAATTTTAATGTCGATTCTTTTTCTACCGTTTTAAAAGACTTAGACCCTGACGTTGTGACTGACCTGTTAGTCGAGCTTTGTGAAAAGACTTGGATTAACGGAAAGAAACTTAATTTTGATTTAGACCTTAGTGACAAACCCTACTCTACAATCTATAAGGTTGCTTTTTGGGTTCTTGAGGTTAACTTTAAAGATTTTTTAGTAGAACTGCTGGGGTCGGACTTACTGACAACTCTCCAGACGACCGCCAGCAGAGAAGAGTAAAAGAACTTGCCCCCAACCTTAATTTCTTATTGTGGAGGCCTGTTTTAGCAGAACCTCCACTTTGTACTTATGGGGAGCTGTGTGATGGCACTTATACCATCGACGACCTTATGGATTTCCACGAGGCACTTGATGTTAAAGAATTTATGTTAAAGGAGGCGCAAAAAGATGGCTAAAAGAGTTGTAGACGAGCTTATAACGCTTCTGCGATATAACATAAATACTGCCGAACTTCAAAAGCATAAAAAACACTTAAAAGAGATTCAAAGAACCGCAAAAAGAATGCGGGACGAGGTTTCTAAAGAAGTAAAGTTTAAGGTTTCAGACGCTAATGTTCCTGAATGGA